GCGGCACCGATCCCGGCGGGCTCCGTTAACCATCCGCCGGGCGTTCCAGCCGGTGCCGTGTCGGGGGAGGGTCCGCCCTACGCCCGACCCAAAAAAAGAGCCTCCCGCAGCGTTAGGACCGTACGCGGGAGGCCGACCTGAAAGGAGGTCATCCATGGATGATACCAGCAAGAAGCCCCAGACGTTCCGAGCACTTGCGGCCGAGCTCAAGTTGCCGCGCAAGCTGCTGTACACGCTCGACGAGGTGTCGCGCGTGCTGGGGGTGCCCTACAACACCCTTCGAGACGAATGCACCGCGCGCAGGCTCACCTACTGCCTGCCCGACGGCCGCTGCCGCGGCTACCTGGTGCGCCCCGAGTGGGTCGACGAGTGGATAGAGGAGGGAACCCATGAGCGAGATTCTTTTGCTGCTTAGCGACCGAGTGTCGGCCTGGTGGGGAACGCTGTCCGAGCGCGTGCGCAGCGTGGCGTGCGCCGTCGCGATGCTCTCGCTTCTGGCCATAGCCGGCGCCATCGAGGGGACCGCCCCGAGCGGGATGTACTACTAACTACTAGGAGGAATGACATGCAGTTTGAGAAGAGGCAGGTTCGCCTGGGCGACATCCGCCCGAGCTCGCAGAACCCGCGCGAGGACTTCGGCGACATCGGCGCCCTGGCCCGCAGCATCGAGGCGACCGGCGGCGAGCCGTTGAACCCGCCCGTGGTCGTGGCGGACGGCAACGTGTTCCGTATCGTCGACGGCGAGCGCCGCTACCGAGCGCTGTCGTCCATCTACGGGGAGGACCGCGAGGTCTCCGCGCTGGTGGCGGAGAGCATGGACGAGGCCAACGAGCTCGTGGCCATGCTCGCCACCGACGACAAGCGCCAGCTGACCGAGGCCGAGCGCGCCCGCGGCGTGCAGCAGATGCTCGTGCTTGGCATCGACGAGCAGCGCATCGAGCGCGCGAGCCGCGCCACCGCCGGGCAGATCCGCGCTGCGCGCAAACTGCGCGGTCGCATCGATGCCGGCGTGCAGGTGACGCTGGAGCAGCTCGAGGCCGCGAGCGCCTTCGACGACGAGAAGGACGTCGAGGCCGTGCTGGCCGCCGGCGAGGGCTGGGCAGGCAAGGCCGACAGCATCCGCCGCCGCGTCGAGCGCGAGGAGGCTAAGGCCGAGGACTACGACGCCTTCGGCGATGCGGGCATCCCGGTGGTGAAGGAGCGGCCGGAGGGCTCGAATTACGTCGACTGGATTGCGCTCGGAGGCGCCGCCGCGAAGCTTGAGAGGAATGAGCTCGCCCTCCACCCTGGCGCCGTCGCCGTGGCGGAAGGCGGCTACTGGTACCTCTACGAACCGGGTGACGGGTCGGGCGCGGAACCCGAGAAGACCGAGGAGGAGATCCGAGCCGAGCAGGAGGCCGAGCGCGAGGACGATGCGCTAAAGGACCTGTACAGGCGCATGGTCGGCTTCATCACGTCCGGCGCGTTCACCATGCCCGATGACCTCAAGTGCATCGTGCGCGAGGCCCGCGTGGAGCCGGTCGTGGTTTCCGATGCAATAGGCGGCGACTTCTGCTCCCTCGGCGGCGACGAGCGCATCGCCAGCGTCCGCAGGGAGTTCATGGCGCGCCTCGGCCCCTCCGGCCCAAGCGAGTACGAGGCCGGCTTCCGCCTCATGGCGGCGGCCAGGGACATGGTCTGGCTCAACAGCAGCTATAGCGGCGACGATGCCGAGGGCTGGCTCGAGCACTGGGAGCTGTTCCGCTTGGCGGGCTTCGAGGCCGGCGGGGACGACGAGTGGCTTTTGGCAAGGGTGCAGGAGAGCGCCAAGGAGGAGGAGAAGGATGAGTAGCAAGAAGCTGAAGGTGACGATTGAGCGCGAGAACGTCGAACCAGTGGAGTTCGAGGCGGATGCGCTCCTCTGCGCCGGAGACACCGATGACGGCGTGTTGTTTTTTGCAGGTGGCTGCATGACCCAGACCATCGTCCTCGACATCATGCGGTGCTTCGTCAGCGAGGTGGTCAGGGACATGGTCAAGCTCGGTATCGATGAGACCGAGGCCAGGGGCCAGGTCATGCTCGCGGCGGTAAGCCCATCCGACGCCAGTGAGCTGCTCCTGGACATCAATCTCGATGACCGCGACAAGATCGCGCACATCGCCAAGGAGCTTGCCGCCAGTGACCTCTCCTAGCGAGCGCCGGGCGGTCGTGCAGCGCGGGGCGGATGGCCGCTGGTTCGCCCGCCCCTACATGGGCACCGACCGCGTGACCGGCAGGCGGATCAGGCCTTACAGGTCGTGGGACGCGGAGCTGACGCGCGAGCAGGCCCAGGCCGAGTGCGACAGGTGGGCGGCGACGTTCGACCCGTCTTCGGCCCGGGACAGCTCCAAGCGCCTGTCCTCGATGCTCGAGACGTACATCTCCGACCCCGTCAACGGCCTGTCCGACAACTCGGTGGCCACGTACCGCAGCGTCGTCAGGACGATGGTGGAGCCGACCATCGGCCGGCTGCCCTACGACAAGCTGGAGCCCTGGGACGTGTCGGCGGCGTACCGCATGCTGCTCGCGCCAAGGACGGGCAAGGGCGTGAAACCCAAGACACTGCTCAAGATGCACGCGCTGCTGAAGGGCGCCTACCGCTCGTGGCGCTCGGCGCTGGGGCGCGACATCATGCTCGACGTCCCCGCGCCCTCGCCCGACCCCGTCGAGCCCTTCGCGCTGTCCGAGTGCGACACCGACGAGCTGTCCCGCGCGCTGGTCTCCGCCATGTCCTCGCGATCCGCCTCGGGTGCAAACATCTCGCGGCGCACCGAGGCCATGGCGGCCTACCTCGCCCTCAACACGGGGCTGCGCTGCGGGGAGGTCTGCGGTCTGCAGCGGCGCGACTGGCGCCGGGCGCTGCACGACCTCCACGTGGTGGGGCAGGCGGTCGAGAAGCCCGAGCTGCACCGGCAGGCCTACACCAAGGGCAGGCACGTGCGCAACGTGTCGCTCGCCCCGGCGGTGGAGGCCCAGCTGCAGCGCCACCTGGAGTGGCAGGACACGTGGCTCTCGCGCAAGGGCCCGGCGGCGCCAGTGGTGACCTTCGGGCCCGCCGGCGGCATCGCTCGCCCGTCCACCGTGACGAGCCGCTTCAAGTCGCTCGTGAGGGACCTGGGGCTGCCGGAGGAGACAGTGTTCCACTCGTTGAGGCACACGCACGCCTCGTGGCTGCTCATGAATGGGTTCGACATGAGGACCATCCAGGAGCGTCTGGGGCACGCGAGCGTCACGACGACGCTCGACATCTACGGCTCGGTCATGCCGGGCCGAGACCAGGCCGCCGCCGCGGCCTTTACCGATTCGATATCACATGGAGGTGAGACGGATGACGATACTTGATTCCCTCGTGGAGGGCGCCCTGTGCCTCGGCAACAGGCGCGAGAGCAACGAGCTGCTCGGCATGATGGTGCGCTACCTCGTGACCGGCGAGGTGCCCGAGCCGCGCACCGACGCCCAGCGGATGGCCATCACGATGATCATGCCGGTCCTCGAGAACAGCCGCGCCAGGGCGCAGGCCGGAAGGAAAGGCGGGCAGAGCAAGGGCAAAGCCGAAAGCAAACCAGAGAGCAAACGCGCAAGCAAAACGGAAAGCAAACCCGAAAGCAAACCAGAGAGCAAACGCGCAAGCGAAGAGGAAGAGGAAGGGGAAGAGGAGTTAGGAGTCTGGATTAACCCCTCGGATTGTGAAAACGAAGGGGGAGGGGGCGCCGAGTTCGTCCCGCCGACCATCGAGGAGGTCAAGACATACTTCGCGGTGAACTGTCTGCGCGGCAGCGCCAGCAAGTTCTTCGACTACTACGAGTCCAACGGCTGGACCAGGCAGGGCTTCCCCATCGCGAAGTGGGAGCCGGTCGCCCGCATCTGGTCCGACCGCGAGCGCGGCTACGATGCCGAGCGCAAGGCCCGCGGCGGGCAGACTTCCCAGGAGGTCGAGCGCGCGGCGGTGTGGAAGCCCGCCGAGACCGAGGACGACGTCATCGCCGCCCTCGAGCGGGAGCTGGGTGAGTCGGCATGATCACCCTCAGGGAGATGCTCGACGGCTTCGACCCCGCAGCCGGCCGGCCGCTCGACGTGACGCGGATCTACATGGCCAACGTCATCAGCGCCGACGAGGGCGCGCGCCTGGCCAAGAAGCAGAAGCTCGACGAGTACCGCGCCCGCAAGCGCGCCAAGGAGGACCTGCGGATGGACATCGCCGCCATCGCAAGGGGCGAGAAGCCGAGCTGGAGGTATGCCAAAAGTGTGCCAACACCGGCGGGGCAGCTGGGCCAGCAGGCGATGGGGTTTCCGCCGCTAGGCAGTGGAAACGGCGCCGGCGGGGAAGCCCCCGCGGCAAAGAACACCTAATTCTTTTGAGATAGGAGAGTGAGAAGGTCTTGACCGAGATCTCAGCGGTGATGAGGGCCTACCGCGACGCCCTCGACCGGCACCGGATCCCCTGGGCCGACGACACGTACGACACGGAGCGGGTGGGCGGCTACAGGCTTCGCGTGGAGCGCACGGAGACCATCCTGGACGAGCACAGGGTGAGCGTGATCTGGGGCTACCAGTGCCTGCCCGGGCGCGAGCCCATGGGGGTGACGGTCGGCTACCCGGGCTACCTCGAGGTGGCTTACGACCCGATCAGCCCCGAGCCGTTCGTGGCATCGCCGGGCGACATCCTGGCCGACATCTTCGGCGTGAGGGGTGAGTCTCTGTGAGCTACAGGTGCGGCCCCGCCGACTGGATCGACCTCGCCATCGGCAGGCTCGAGGACGCCAAGCGCTCGCTCGGGGAGTGCGACAGGCTGCGACAAGCTGCGACAGGCTGCGACATCTGCGACGAGCTGCGCCAGGCGAGGCGATGCCTCAACAGGGCGCTGATCATGGTCGCGGAGGAGAAGGAAATCGAGAAGGATTGGAGCACGAGGTGAGAGTGGAACCGAAGATGTACACCTGCGAACGGTGCGGGAAACCGACGCCGAATTATCGCGAGTACTCGCCCGCGCTGGCAGCCATTGTGGGCGTGCAGGGGCGCTCGTGGTGCGATGAGTGCCGAAGGAAGCTCCGCATCGTGCATGAATGGGAGAACGAGCAGGAGGCCGATGAGCGCATGATCTGCCCCTACTGCGAGGGAGAGATTAGCGATCCGTGGGAGTACGAAGAGGGCGAGAGCGAGATCGTATGCCCCAGCTGCGATCGCACGTTCGAGGCCGAGATCAGCTCCGTGCGCACGTATAGGACGAGGCGCCGCATCGAGGACATGCCCGACGGCTGGGATGGGGGCGAGCTTTTATGAGTTGCTATTTCTGCGGTGGATCCCACATCGCGTCCATTCACTCTGCGCCCGCCCGTGGTGCCCGCAACTGGCCCGTGGGCTCCATGACGCTGATGCGCCGATACGACGGCGAGCCGATCGCCAGGGTCGAGCTGGATACCAGCGTGGAGCTCGACGTCTCAGTCAACGGCTCGTGCGGAGAGACCGTCGGCGCCGACGTGACGGCGACCGCCTACATCGAGGACATCAAGTACTGCCCGTTCTGCGGAGAGGAGCTTTAGGTGATGAAGCGAGCGATGATTTCCCAGCCGATGGCTGGCAAGACAGACGAGGAGATCGTGGAGGCGAGGGACAAGGCGTGCGCCGCACTGAGCGAGATGGGCTACGAGTTCGTGAACACCTTGTTCACCGACGAGTGGTACAGCGACGTGGCCATGAAGGAGCGCGGCGTCGTGCAGATACCGCTCTGCTACCTCGCCAAGTCGCTTGAGAACATGAGCCTGTGCCACGCGGCTTACTTCTGCAAAGGCTGGGAGGACGCGCGTGGATGCCGCATCGAGCACGATGCCGCCGTAGCGTACGGTCTGGAGGTGCTGTATGAGGATTGACGACAATGAACGCCGCGAGGTAGCTAAGAAACTGCGCAATTTGGACGTCAGAAAATATGACGCATATCACCTGATCCACCCATATGACGTCGAAGCCGCCCTCGGCCTTGAGCCTGATGATGAGTATTGGTTCACGGCAGATTCCGTCTATCGCCTGGCTGACCTCATCGACCGACCGATCGCAAACGAGATGGGAGAGAGCTGTGACCTTTAACGATGTCGAGTTCAAGGCGTGCCCCCGGTGCGGGGTCGAGCCCGTAGCTGAGGACGTGCGCGTGCGCTCCCTGACCGAGCCCAACGTGATGAGCGTGACGTGCCCCGCCTGCGGCATGTCCGACAGGATCGCGTGGGGGAGCGTGGGGCAGGCATCGCTTGGGCACGCCGTGGCCAAGCTCGCGGACAGTTGGAACAGCCGGTGATCCGCTCGGCGGCCGAGCTGTTCCGCGCGACCGCCTGGCGCGCGGTGCCCGATCTGGTATCGGGCCCCGCGCGCCGGGCGCTCGTTCACGGCCGGGCAGACGCGCCGAGCGTGTCGGCGAGGGAGATCAGGGATTCGGAACGAAGGGCGAGGGCGCTGCAGCGCGACCGCGCCCGCGCACTCAAGAGGTCGAGGAAGGCGAAGCGATGAGGTTGTTTGAGAAGCTGTGGCGGATGCTCGCCGAGAACCGTCGCGTGCGCAAGAGCATCGAGGCACGTCGCGCCCGCAGGTGCAGGAGGTCGATGAGATGGCAGTGATGTGGGACGTGCAGGAGAGGACGTGCGCGATCTGCGGGAGGGTCTTCATCCCGCAGGCCCCGAAGGCCAAGTACTGCTCGGATGCGTGTCGCCGCGAGCATGAGCAGCGCCGCGCGAAGGAGGCCCGGCGCAAGGGAGTCAAGCCGAAGCGCGACAGGGTGGACCGCTATCTGGCCGGGTCGGGGCCGGCGCACGACGAGATCATGGCCATGCGGCGCGAGGTCGCGATGAGATATTGAGTTTCCGCAGGTAGACATAGGTAGATATATAATTAAGGCCGCTGGCGTTGGAGCGCCGGCGGCCTTTGGCAAAGACGCCTCCCGGCATCCTCTATGTGGCGTAGAGCATGGTACCACGCGGGAGGTCACATGGATGCACGTGAATATTTGGAGACTGTACGGGCCGCCCAGCGCGGCATTGACCGCAGGCTGGCGGTCATCCAGTCCATGCGGGCGCGCGAGCAGGTGCGCGCCCAGCGCTACGACGCCGTGGGCAAGGGCGCGCACGGCACGGACTTCATGAGGTCCACCGACGACCGCATAGACTACGAGCGCCGCAGCGGCGCCGAGCTGTCCGAGCTGCGGCATGAGGTGGAGCTGGGCCGAGAGCTGTGCGCGGGCGTGCGCTCCGCCAACCCGGGCAAGCGCTGGGGCGACGTGCTGGAGCTGCGATACTGCGAGGACCGTACGCTGCAGGAGATCGCGGGGACTCTGGGTGTGTCGGTGAGGTCGGTTAACTCCGACCTGTGCGCCGCCCTGGACTGGACGGACATGGTCGGTCTGGCGGCAGCACGATCCGGTCTTGGCCGCGCTGCAGTCTGAGCTAGATATAACTCTATCGAGACCCGTCGGCTCCGCGCCGGCGGGTTTCTCTCTTCTTGCTGGCTGCACGCGATTGCACACGGTTGCACGCCGTTGCACACAATTGCACGCAATTGCCTACGATTGCACGCGATTGCACACAATTGCACACCGTTGCACGTTGTGGCTGGGATATAACTAGGGTGTCGATTCGCAGCGCCGACCGCGCGGTGTGCGGGTCGGATGTGCGTGGAAGCACAGATGAGTGGCCGGGGTCCCCTTAGCAGTTCAGGGCCCTGGCCTTTCTATTAAGCAACAACCTAATGAGGTGGGTCCGTGGTCACACGCGAGGCTATCGTCCGCGCCGCAAGCCGGTACGACACCGTCATGGCGTGGGCATTCCGCCGCGCCCTGGGTATCGCCCGCCGTGCGGGCGGGCGCAAGTGCAAGGGGGGCGGCAAGGCAGTCGAGAGCCTGCGCTACGCGGGACTCGAGGAATGCATGGCCAACCGAGGGCGCTCCCCGGTGGAGCGCTAGCCGTGTCCACCAAGACCCGCTACGCCAACGGCCACGCCCGCCGGCAGGTGCGCGCCTGGCTCAAGGCTCAGGGGCTGCCGTGCCACATCTGCGGCATGGCCATCGACTACGACCTGCCCGCGGGCGACCCGATGAGCTTCGAGGTGGACGAGATCGTGCCCGTGTCCAAGGGCGGCTCGCCCATCGACCGCGCGAACGTCGCGCCGGCCCACAGGATCTGCAACGAGCGGCGCGGCAACAAGAGCCTCGCCGCTCTCAACGGCTCGATATCGCCGCGTCCCCGCGACGTGGGCTGCTCGACCTCGCTGCCGTGGTGACGCGACCCTGGGGGATGGCCCCTCCCCGGGGGGCCGAAGGCTCGCCCGCCGGCATTGCGCCTTTTTTGCGCAGGCCCCGAAACCGAGTCCATACCGGGAGGTGCATGGAATGTCCACGAAGTCCACGAAGCCGAGGGGCAAGCCCTGGACCGCGGAGGAGCGGGAGTTCGTCAGAAACGCGTACCCGGCGCTCGGACCTGCGGCTATCGCGAAGAAACTCAAGCGGTCGCGCTCCGGCGTGTGCGCCCTCATCAAGAGAATGAAGGAGAGCGGCGAGATCGCGACCGGCGAGTCCACGGGGGAGTCCGTGGGCGCGGGCATCTCGGCGCCCCCAGCCGACGGCCCGGACGGCCGCCAGGACACGCTCGGGAGGCTCCGGTGGGTGAGGCAGATCATCGAGCGCCAACTCTACGACGCCGAGCCCAGCCAGGCGGCCCGGCTCGCCAAGGAGTACCGCGAGACGCTCGAGCAGATTGAACGAATAGAGGGGGCTGGGGAGGACGGTGGCGACGATGTCATCATCAACGCCGTCTCGGTCCTGCGCGACGTCCTCGGCTAAGCCGAGGCTCCGCCTCGTCCAGCCCTACGAGAGGTCCATCGGCTCCCTCGCGGTCGAGCTCGCCCCGACGATGGGATACAGGCTCGTGCCGTGGCAGGAGCAGCTCGCCCACGACATCGGCGCCGTGGACGCGAGCGGCAAGTGGGTACACCCCCGAGTCGGCATCTCCATCCCGCGACAGCAGGGCAAGTCCGTCGACATCATCGTGTGGGTCGCGGTCATGGCCGCGCTCGCCGGCTACAAGGTGCTTTGGACCGAGCACAACTACTCCACGACCATGGAGATGGTCGGCCGCTTCCGCAAGATCTTCGGGCGCCGTCCCGGCGACACGTCCGAGGGAATCCCGCGCTGGCGCAAGCTCCTGGTCGAGGTCTGCTCCCAGACCGGCCAGGAATGGATGCGGTTCAGCTCCGGCGGCGTCATCCAGTTCTCGACGAGGACCAAGTCCTCTCGCCTGGGCTTCTCCTTCGATATCGTCATCTACGACGAGGCCCAGGAGCTCACGGGCATCCACACCCAGGTAATCACCCCGACCACGATCTCTGGTGCGAAGCAAAACCTGATGATCGTCTACGCCGGGACGCCGACCCGCGCCGGCAACCCCGCCGAGGTGTTCAAGAACCTCCGGCAGCAGGCGTGGGAGGGCGGCGAGAAGGCGTCCGACCTGCTGTGGCTCGAGTACGGCGTCGAGAAGGTCGGCGACATCTGGGACGAGAGCCGCTGGCCGGAGGTCATGCCCTCGCTCGGATACCACGCCGACATCCGCGCCATCCGCACCGGAATGAAGGACATGGACGAGTTGGGAGCCGCCCAGGAATACCTGGGCTACTGGCTGCCCTCGGAGGAGCAGGTGGAGCCGCCCGTCATCGGCGCCGACGCATGGGGCGAGTGCCTCGTGGAGAGCGGCCCCGAGCTGACCGCCGGCTGCAGGATCTGCGCCGGCGTGAGATTCAGCGCCGACGGCTCGACCGTCGCCGTGGCGTGCGCCGTGCGGCCGCCCGGATCCGCGACCGTGCACGTGGAGCTTCCCTTCTGCGAGGACCCCGAGCCCAGCACGGATTGGCTGGCCTACTGGATCGCCGCGAGGGCGGGCAGGTACGCCTGTGTCGCCATCGACGGCAAGGCGGGCGCCGGCGCCCTGTGCGACAAGCTCGAGGGCATGGGCATGCCCAAGGACTACATCCTGCGCCCGAGCACCGACCAGGCCGTGACCGCCGCAAGCCTCATTTCGTCCGGCGCGAAGGCGGGCTCGGTCACGCACATCGCGTGCCCGGCGCTCGACCTGTCGGCCGAGACCTCCCCCAAGCGCAAGATCGGCTCCGGAGGCGGCTGGGGCTTCGGCGGGGGCAACGCCGCGCCCATCGAGGCCGCGGGGCTGGCGCTGCTAGCGCTCAGCACATCGAAGAGAAAACCCGGAATGAAGGCGAGGGTCACTTGATCTCGATACCTTACGCCGTGGCGTCCGCCGACGGCCTGCTCGAGGAGGACCGCGAGACGGTGCGCCGCCTGCTGAACAGCTGGCAGACGCACTACAGGGGCAACCTCCTGCGCTCGGACTACTACGAGGCGCGCAACATGCTCAAGGACCTCGGCATCGCCGTCCCCGACTCGCTGCGCGGCCTGGAGGTCGCGTGCGGCTGGGGCTACAAGTGCGTGGAGGTCATGCGCGACCACATCGCCTTCGACGGGTTCACGTGCCCCGACGATGCGGACTTCGACGGCCTGCTCACCTCCGTGGCCAAGCGCAACAAGATGGCCACGCGCGTCGGCAAGGCGGTCAACTCCGCGCTCAAGTACTGTTTCTCCATGCTCGTGGTGACGGCGGACGAGGACGGGCACGCCCGCATCTCGGCGTACCCGCCGACGCTGTGCACGGGCATCTGGGACGACGTCCACGAGTGCCTCTCCGCCGGCATGTTCGTCGTCTCCTTCGCCAAGGACCGCGGGCGGCCCACGAACCGCCCGGACTGGGTCAACGTGATGCTGCCCGACCGCATGGTGCGCATCCGCGAGGTGCGCCGCAACGAGTGGTCGGCGGAGTACGTGGAGCACGGCCTGGGCGCCGTGCCCATGTTCGTCATGCCCCACAACCCCGACGACGACCGACCGTTCGGCGTCTCCAGGATCAACTCCGAGGTGCGCTGGCTCATCGACTGCGCCCTGCGCGCCAACGTCAACGAGGAGATCGCCGCCGCGTTCGCCGCGTCCACGCAGAAGTACCTGCTGGGCACCGACGGAGACGCGTTCGCCGACAAGACCAAGTGGAGCGCCTTCATCGGCTCCATCTTCGAGGTCACCAAGACCGAGGACGGCACGATTCCGCAGTTCGGCCAGCTCACGCAGCCGAGCATGCAGCCCATGACCGAGCACTTCGGCAACCTGTGCAAGCGTATGAGCGCCGCGACCGGCATCCACGTGGGGCAGTTCGGCATCATGAGCGACAACCCCAGCTCCGCCGAGGCCATCTACGCCGAGAACGAGCCGCTCATCCTCAAGTGCAAGAGCTTCATCCGCGAGGCCAAGGCGGCGCTGGCGAATGCCGCGACCGCCGCGATCGCCACGGAACTCGGGTGCTCCTACGAGGAGGCCGAGGACGCCTGCGGCGTGTCCGTCCACTTCCTGAACCCCGCCATGCCGACGCTGGCCCAGCAGACCGACAGCTCCATCAAGCTCGCGTCTGTGGTCGAGGGCTTCGCCGGCACGCCGACCTTCTGGCGCCTCAACGGTCTCGATGACGACGAGGTGCGCAACGTCTCGTCCGAGATCAGGCGCAACGTGACGCGCTCGGCGGCGCTCGACCTGATGGCGGGCGTCACCCAGGCGGCAGAACCCGCGCCGCCCGCCGATGATTAGCGCGGCTGAGTTCGCGGCCTACAACCGCGCCGTGGCGAAGATAGGCGACAGAGCGGCATCAGACGTGGAGACCGCCGTGCTCGCCTGGTGCCGCGCCCACGGGGACGCGACCGTCGCCGAGAAGCGCGAGGCCGCGAAGCTCATCATGGAGGGCTTCGTCCAGGGCTACGACGACGTGGCGGCGGAGTTCGCGGCGCAGTGGTACGACGACCTCGCCGAGCGCGAGGGCGCCAGGCTGCAGCAGGCCGTCACCGTGACGACCTACAGGCCGAAGTCCGTAGACGAGGTCGCGCGCTACCAGGCGAAGAAGCTTGTGAAGGGCGGCGACAAGGCGTTCGCGAGGGCGTGCGGCGAGTACGCCCGCAACGACGCGTTCCGCAGTCTGAACGAGACGATCATCTCCAACGTGGGCCGCGACAAGGACAGGGGCGTGCGCTTCGCACGCGTGCCGACGGGCTTCGAGACCTGCACCTTCTGCATCATGCTCGCGAGCCGCGGCGCGGTCTACCACACACGCAAGTCGGCCGGCGAGTTCAAGCACTTCCACCGGCACTGCGACTGCAAGGTGGTCCCCGGCTTCGAGGACGACCCGGACGCGGAGCTCGTGGAGGGCGTGCGCCCCGATAAGCTGCGCGACCAGTTGGCTCAGTTCGAGGATATCGACGAGGACGAAAGCCTGACGAGCGCCGAGAAGGACGCGGCGAAGCGTGCCGTGCTCGGTTCGCCTGGGCCTCCAGTCGTTTACAAGAAGCCGAAAGAGACCTTCGCGCACGAGCGCGGCGGCTCCTACGACCTCGCGGCGCACGAGGCGCTTCGGGCGGCCGGTCACGAGGTCGTCGTCCGCAAGGAGGACGCGCCGGAGGGCTTTTCCAATATCGACCTGCTGCTCGACGGCAAGCTATGCGAGCTGAAGAGCCCGACAAGCGATGCGTCTGGCGTCAACGGGCTTAGGTTCATCGAGCGCAATATAAGAAAGGCAGTGCGGCAGTTCGAAAAGGTGGAAGGTGGGCCGGTAAGGCCCTCTATCGTCGTGCTTAACTGCGAGGAAGTCCCTGTGACAAGAGAGGACGCGCTGAAGCGCGCGCGGCTCGAGATGTCGAGGCATGACATCGACCGCGTCATCTTGTTGACCAGGGGCGGGGCCATAGACGACATAAAGAAATAAGCCCCAGGTTAGCTATCCAGCACGCCCAGGGCTTTTCAAATCAGATTATACACACCTGGCTAGCACAATGGCAGTGCGGCGGTCTCCAAAACCGCTTATCGGGGTTCGATTCCTCGGCCAGGTGCCATCGGGGCGTGGCGGAATTGGCAGACGCGCGTGCCTCAGGAGCACGTGGGCACCGCCCGTGCGGGTTCGAGTCCCGCCGCCCCGACCAAAACGTTGAATCAGACCATCCGCACGGGTGGCCTTTTTCATGCCGAAAAGCGCCCCGCACGGGGCAAGACGATGCCCCGCACGGGGCGGAAATGGAGGGAGCATGGCCCAGGAGACCACACCCACCGAGACCGAGCCGACCAACCCTGCACAGGGCGGAGACGAAGGTCAGGAGCCCGACTACAAGGCACTCTACGAGAACGCGCTGAAGGAGTCGCGCAAGTGGGAGAGCCGCTCGAAGGCGAACCTCAAGGAGCTCGACGAGCTCAAGGCCGCAGCGTCCAAGACGGACCCGACCGTGGAGGAGCGCCTGAGCGCGCTCGAGAGCGAGAACGCCGCCCTCAAGGCGAGCGCCGCACACTCCGCGCTCGTCGACTCCGTGGCCAAGGCCACCGGACTCGACCGCTCCATCGTGGCGACGCTCAACGGCGAGGACGAGGACGCCCTCACCGAGCAGGCCAAGGCCGTGGCGGCCATCACGAAACCGGCGGGCGGCGCGCCGATGGCGCCCGAGGCAGGCGGCAAGCCCAAGCCCGGCAAGCCCTCCAAGAAGGACATCCTCGGAATCGAGGACAAGAAGGAACGCATGGCGGCCATCGCCGCCAACATCGACCTCTTCAAGTAAGGGGAGAAAGGGGCCCCAATGCCCGATATCAAGACCCTCGCAGCGGCGCGCAACGTCGACCTCGTGAACACCTTCACCAAGTCGCTCGAGAAGCTCACGGCGATGCTGTCCACCTGCGCGCCCATCCACGCCGCCGTCGGCGAGACCCTGCACCAGAAGAAGATCACCGGCAAGCTCTCCGAGGCTAAGTACACCCCCGGCCAGGACATCCCGCTTTCCAGCTACACCTACGAGGACGTCACGACTTACGAGGTGACGCTCAAGCCCTACCGCAAGCAGACCACGCTGCAGGAGGTCAAGAAGCGCGGCTACGACGGCGCCGTCGACAAGACCGACGCGGCGATGATCTCCGATATGCAGCGCGACATCAAGAAGGACTTCGTCGCCGCCCTCGGCGCCGAGGGCTCCACCGCCGCGACCGGCAAGAGCCTCGTGGCCACCGCCGCCAACGCCTGGGCCGCCCTGTCCAACCTTACCGAGGACTACGGCTTCGGCAGCGGCGAGACGGTCTACTTCGCCAACCCGGTTGACTTCGCCAAGCAGATCGGCGAGTCCGAGGTCTTCAGCGCCTTCGGCATCTCCTACATCGAGAACTGGGCGGGCCTGGGCACGCTCGTGTCCACCGGCTCCGTCACCGCAGGCACGATCTACGCCACCGTCAAGGACAACATCAAGGTCTACGTCGCCCCGACTGACGGCGACGACCTGTTCGGCTTCTACTCCGACGAGAGCGGCTACATCGCCGTGTCCCACTCGCCCGAGCTCAAGAGCCTGACCTACGACACCGTGGCATACGTCGGCCTCGTGTTCTTCGCCGAGTACATCGACTTCGTGGTCAAGGGCACCATCGCCCCGACCGCCTAGGCAACCCTAAGGAGCATCCATGATCGCTTTGGTCACCTACCCGTACCGTGACCGCGAGACCCTCGCGGTGCATCTCGTGGGGGAGGAGGTCGAGCTGACCGAGGCGCGCTTCGCGGAACTGTCCGCCCTCGGCCATGTTGACCTCCCACCCGCCGAGACGGAGGCCGCCGCGGAGCCCGTCGAGGACGAGGCGGACGAGGGCGAGGATGTCGTGGACAACGAACCCGAGCAGCCCGTGCACGAGAAGCCTTCACCCGAGATGACCGTGCAGCAGCTGCGCGATGCCATCGAGGCCGCCAACGGCTTCGCCCCGCGCAAGGCGACCAAGGCGGAGCTCATCGCCATCCTGGAGACGCTCTAGTGGGCGCCTTCGCCACTGTTGCCGACTACGAGGCGCGCTGCGGTGCCGCCGAGGACGAGGCCAGGGTTGCCGCGCTGCTCGAGGATGCCTCGGCGTACCTGCGCGGGGCATATCGGCGCCGTATGGGTGTCCAGTACCTCGCCGGCTCGAACCCCACGTTCGATGAGAACGTGAAGTCCGTCTGCGTGGCCATGGTCGCCCGGGCAGTCAACGCGCCTGGTGCCATGGCTGGCATCACCCAGCAGTCGCAGACGACCGGCCCGTACTCGTCGAGCGTCACGTTCGCCAACCCGACTGGAGACCTCTACCTGGGGCGCTCCGACCTCAAGCGGCTCGGTCTGGCCGGGTGCCGCGTGCGCAGTATCCAGCCCGTGACCGCCGCTGACCGCTGGGAGGAGGCGTGATGCCGATGATGGGAATACCGACCGAGACGGTCGCGATAGTCTCCCGCAAGACGGTGTACGACGACCTGCACGAGCCGGTCTCCGAGGCCGTAGACGTGCGGGAGGTCGAGGCCGTGGTCGCGCCCGGCGCCACCGCCGACCTCGACGCCTCCAGGCCGGAGGGCGCCACCGTGGCATACACGGTGCATCTCCCGAGGGACATGGCCGGCATCCGCCTCAAGGGCTGCTCGGTCCGCGTGCGCGGCGAGGAGCTGCGCGTCGTGGGTGACCCGAGACCCTACGCCCCCGAGACGTGTCCGGGACGCTGGTGCTACCCGGTCGAGCTGGAGGCGGCCGATGGCTAGGGAGTACCGCTGGGGAAAGTTCAAGTGGAATCGCGTCGGCTACGCCGAGGCGATGGACGGCAACGCCGCGCTCCAGGGGATGCTCAGGGGCAAGGCCGAGCGCATCGCCGCGACCGCCACGTCCATGCTCGCGCCCGACGGCCACGACGTCCCGGCGTTCAGGGTGAGGCCCTGCCAGGGCGTCATCGCGAAGGGATATAAGGTCAGCGCCTGCTCGGCGCACGCAAAGCGCGCGCAGGCGAAGCGCAAGATACTGACGAGGGCGGCGCTCTCGTCCGGAGGCTGAGTATGGACATAGAAGCAGAAGTCGCGCGGTGCCTGTGTGAGCTCACGGGCACGGACGCGACGCTCGAGCCGGTGGCTAGGCACCCGGAGCCGTATATCGCCGTCGAGCAGGTCGGCGGCGGGGGAGGTTTCCTCGAGCCGGTTCAGATCGATATCGACTGCTGGGGCACCGAGGGCAAGGGCGGCAGAAAGCCCGCGAAGGCCCTCGCCGAGAAGGTGAAGGCAGCCGTCCCGTCCCTCGAGGACGAGCTTCCCAATGTCTTCCACCCGGAGGTCACAAACCAGTACAAGATGCCCGACCCTGACACGCGCAGGGCGAGGTACGTGGTGCAGGTCCAGCTCTGGGTCTGCGAGTAGTAGAAAGGAACGCGCGAATGGCCGAAGTCAGCAACGCGAACAACTCCAACAACTCTAACAACGTCAGCGCCGGCAAGGGCGTGAAGGGCGGCTACATCTTCTCCGCCCCCGTGGGCACCACCCTGCCAGCCAAGGTCATCAAGAACAAGAGCGAGCTCGACCCGGCCTTCAAGTGCCTCGGCTTCATCTCCGAGGACGGCTACGTCGAGTCCGTCTCCGAGGACTCCAACGACACCGTCGACATGAACGGCGACCTCATGGACTCGAGCAACTCCAACCGAGTCGAGTCCGCGCAGCTCACATTCGCCGAGATCAAAGCCGAGACCCTGAAGCGCCAGTACGGCGACGGCAACGTCACCGACAAGGGCGGCCTGATCACCGTCAAGCACAACTCCGACTCCCACCCGACCTTCGCCTACGTGCTGCTTCTGCTCCTCAAGAACGGCCGCGCCTGGACCAAGGTCGTGCCGCGCGGCCAGTCCTCCGAGCTCGACGACCTCACCATCGCCAGCTCCGAGCTGTGCCAGCGTGCCCTGACGATGAAGTACCTCACCGATGGGGACGGCAACACCTGCTACGACTACATCGAGTCGACCGAGACGGCGGCGGCCTAATGGCGGCCAAGCGCCCCGAGGGCGCGCTCGAGTTCGAGTTCGACGGCAAGAAGTACCAGATCAACAAGAAGGCCATCCAGTCCATGAAGGTGCAGCGCGCCATGGCCTACGACGGCATCCCCGAGAAGATGCACGAGGTGTGGGACGCGATGGACGAGATCTTCGACGGCAAGACCGTCGAGTACATGGACGCGCTCGGCGAAGACGGGCAGGGCTGCTCGGCGGAGCGCTGGGGCGCATTCTTCCAGGCCGCCATGGAGGCCGCGGCAAAAAACTAGCAAGCTTCGCCGCCGCCTGGACCTGCATGAGGGGAGAGGTCGTCGCCGACTTCCGACAGACGTACGGCATCGACCTTCCCCTCGGCGGCGGGTTCGACGGGGCGACGGACGAGGACCTTTGCCGCTGGCAGGTCCTCTACTCCCAGCTGCCGGCGCGCTCGCGGGTCTCCGTGCGGCTGGAGCCCGACAACCTGTGGGACGACAAGACGCGCCTGCTCGACATGATCGAGCACGAGCTCAGGTGCTTCCACTACGGGTTCACCGAGGATGCCAAAAAGCGTGTCAATGCCCCGCAGCGGATCATATCGCCGGGCGAGCGCGCCAGAAACGAGCGCCGTAGGGACTCGGCGCTGGCGGCGAGGGAAGAGATAGCGGCGGCGCTCGGCGTCGATGAGTAGGGAGGCAGTATGTCGACTGACGTGGGATCTGTATCCGTAAAGGTCATGCCGTCCATGGCGGGCTTCGCCTCCCAGGTGGACAGGGACCTGTCCGGGGCGGGGTCCTCTTCGGGATCGCGCTTCGGGCGGGTCTTCGCCGCGTCGGCTGGAAAGTCCGGCGGCAGCGGCCTGGTCGCCAAGGTCTCCTCCGCGCTCTCGGGCGCGACGGGCAAGTTCTCGGCGACCGGCAAGGCGACCGGCGCCGCATTCTCCTCCGCCTTCTCTGGCGCGGCGAGCGCGAACGCCATTGAGGGGCTTCAGGACAAGGTCAAATCCGCCACCCTCGAGCTCCGGTCCGCGATGGCGACCTCGAAGTCGGCCTCATTGTCCGCCGAGGCGGCCCAGGCGAAGTACAACGACGCCGTCGCCAAGTACGGCCCGGCATCCGCGAGGGCCCTGAGCGCCGAGAGCAACCTCGTCACCGCCAAGCTCAGGGCGCAGACCGCTTCGGAGCGGGCCCAGGCGGCCGAGTCCAGGCTCGCCTCGGCACAGAAGCGGCTGGCGAGCGCGACCTCCGCACCCGTGTCAGCGTTAGGAAAACTCGGCGGAAGCGCCGGGACGCTTGCTGACAGGCTGGGCGCGGGGGAGAGGGCGACCGGCCGATTCGTGGCGAGGATCGCCACAATCGGCGGCGGCGTCCTGTCCTCGGCGGGGAGCGCGCTGTCGTCGCTCTCAAGCGCATTCGGGTCTGCCGGAACCACGGCGGGCGGGAACATGGCGAGCAAGGTCGCCTCGGGCTTCTCGGCAAAGGCCGCGGTCATCACCGGCGTCGTTGCCGGCGTGGTGCAGAGGGTCGTCTCGACAGTGTCCTCGAGCGTGGACGCCGCGGTTGCGCGCGTCGACACGCTCAACAACTTCCCCAAGGTCCTCCAGTCGCTCGGTTACGGGGCGGACGAGTCGCAGAGGAGCGTCGACACCCTGTCTGACAGGTTGTCGGAACTTCCCACGAGGCTCGACGCGGCGGCGACGGGCGTGCAGCAGCTCGCTCCTTCGTCCAAGTCGATTGACCAGGCGACCGACCGCTACCTCGCATTTAACGATGCCGTCCTCGCTGGCGGCGCGTCCGAGGACATCCAGTCCAACGCTATGACGCAGCTCACCAAGGCCGTCTCCACCAACAAGATGGAGATGGACACCTGGATGAGCATCCAGCAGGCGATGCCTGGCCAGCTCGACCAGGTGGCGAAGTCCATGCTCGGGCAGAGCGCGTCGGCATCCGACCTCTACCAGGCGATGAAGGACGGCAAGGTCTCGGTCTCGGATTTCGCTGACGCCGTGGTCGACCTCGACAAGAACGGCGCGGACGGCATCACGAGCTTCTCTGAGCAGGCAAAGGCCGCGACGGGTGGCATCAAGACGTCGTTCTCCAACATGTGCAACGCCTTCCCCAAGGGCGTCGCCAAGATCATCGGCGCCATCGGCGCGTCCAATATCGTGGGTGTCATCGACGGCGTGAAGGGTACTGTAAATGGCGCGTTCGGCGCCATCACCGACGCGATGGCCGACCCGAGCATCCGGGACGCGGCATCGTCGTTCGCCGCCGTGTTCTCCGGCGTCGTCGCGGGCGGGGTCTCGGTGGCCGGGGACGCGTTTGCCGGCGCAGTGGAGATGACCTCCGCTTTCTGCGAGACGCTGCTCAACAACGAGGCGGCTTCATCTTTCGCGGGAACACTTGACGCGCTCGGTTACACGGCTTCCTCCATGGGCGACGCCATATGGTCGACCGTATCGCAGATCACCGGGTGGTCGAGTCCCGCCGAGGGCGCGGCAGATGCCGCAAACGCCCTTGACGACGCCTTCGAGGCCGCCGAGCCGGTCATCCGCTCGGTGGGCGACGCATTCCAATGGGTTTCCGAGCATTCCGAGGAGGTTGCCCCGGTCGTCAAGGGCGTCGGCGGCGCCTTCCTCGTCATGAAAGTCGCCGGCGGCCCTGTGGGCTCGCTCCTGAAGGTCATCGGCGGCGCCCTGCTGTCCCTCGGGGTATCCGCACCCGCCGCCGGCGCCGGGCTTGCCACAACGGCGGCGGGCGAGACCGCCGCCGGCACAGCCGCGGGCGCGGCGGCCGGTAAGATGACATCGTTC